GCTTGGGGGTAGCTGGTACCCACCTGATACCCCACCGGAGCCGGCACTTGGTAGCTGACCGGAGCTGCTTGTGGTGCTGGAGCCACGTAGCTGCTCGGGGCGACGGCCGCTGGCACCTGGCTCGTCTGTGGGATCGATTGGACGGTAGCGTCCTGCATAGCTCATCTCCTTTTGTAAAGCTTCTAATGTGCGATATAGATAGGGTGTGAGATCTAATCGCGGATCCGCAGCCATCGGTAAGTCCGGTGATTGCGGGTGAGGAGTCTGCATCATTCCCCCCACGACGCGAGCAAATTGAGAGTATGCACCCTGCAATTCGTTCACCATTCTGAACGGGAACCCAGATAACATCTCGGCCCGTTCCTCATCCGTCTTAGACGGGAAGAGGTATTTCAGTGCTTCAATGCTATCAACACCTAATTCCTGTAGGTTGCGTACCACGATGGAATTGTTCAGGATGTCCTGAGTAGAGTCCTCATATACAGGACCAAGCCAACGCCAATTGATAGTTACATCACCATCTGGAATCAAACCTGATACGCCTGGTGGAATCTGTTCGGTCTTAAGACAAGCCAACATTAACTGCTTAACTTGGCCCTCAAAAGCAGACATGGCTTCGTTGTAAGCAGCTACATCTTCTGCACTTGCAAGCTCAGGAAGATCAAGTGGTTTTTCGAGACCTGCAGCAGCAGCAAGCGTATTCTTAAACAGACGTTCTTCCTGATAGATAATTAACTCAAGGCAACGGCAAATACCATAAGTGTAAATAGCAATAGCCTTTTTCTTTGATGTGGCAGAAACACGACCAAACAGAGATTTGTACTCAGTTGCAGTCACGCCTGCTGAGATAGATAACTCGTCTACGCCACCAAGGGCGGTGCGAATCTCTTCTCGATATTGACGTGCAAAAGAATTTTGATCTCCCGTGATGGCATCTGGAACAATGTAGCCAACACGGTCATTGGGCTCCAGGTTTGCAATCACCCGTGGAACTCGGATTTGACCGTCAATGCCACGGGCGACAGGATCTGCTTTAAACCGTGACTGACTAAGGGCGCTGGGACTGCCAAAGCCTGAGTTAGCTGCAATGGATGGACGCTGAACAACGTTGTCACCACCTGCTTCCATCAGGTCGGTCTTAGGCCTGGAAGAAAGAAGAGTTGGATTACCAAAGAACTGCACGTTCTTACGCATGGTGCGAACCATTTCGTCATGCGTACAGATGTGATTGGCAAGTGCATCAAACTCGCCAACGCCTTCTGTGGAAAAGCCTCTGACATTATGGAAGATTTCAACACAGGGAATAAATCCAAGAGTGTTGGTAAATGTTTTGGTCTTGCCAGGTACAGCTTGGTATTGCGTATCAAACGACAGTTCACCTTCTGAGTGTGTTTCTTCAATTGTTTTGCGCTTGATCGACAACCTGATATAACGTTTAGCTCCAGTACCACCCATGACAGCTGGGCCAGTCAAACTAGAAGATTCAATGTCTTGCTGGTAGCCAAAACCATTTTTAACTTTGTAGCTGTAAATGATTACAACTTCATCCAGTTCGCCATCAATGTTGTAGTAGCTTCTGTACTCGTGTTTACGGAAGTAATAGAGACGATAGTTGGTTTCAGTTGGTCGAATGTAAAACAAACCTTGACCATCACAAAGGGAATAATCCCAGATGGAATCAAGGCGGATATCGAGTGAGTTGTATTTAATTACACGATCGATAAAGTCTTTGCGTTGATTACCGAAGTTATCTTGAGCAGGAAAAAATTCAACACCCTGACGGATGCCAAATAATTTCATCTGCGCCAAGTGTGCCGCAACGATGCCAGTATCAATTGCCGCACCACCATCTTTTTCAAGATAAGAGTCGACAATCTCTTTGAGTCTAGATTTAGCGTCGACGGCCATTAACTATTTGCCTTTGTACTTTCTTCAATCTTAGCAGCTTTCTTCTGCTGTTTCCTACTGCGGAGCCAGAGATCAAAATACGCCAGTTCTGCAGGTGCGAACAAGTGCGGATTTTTAAGTGCTTGTTTAACAAGCTGTTTCTTTTTCATTGGATTTGAGTTTTCTATCTACATTCTAGTCATCTAATGGCTCATACTCACCACGTTCGTTTACTTTTGTAAGGACAATGCCTTCACCGCGAATATCCCAATTAAGTAGATCGCCTTCTTCCCAGCCAAGCTCATCAATTAAATCGTCAGGCAATTGGATGAACAAATTATTGTCCTCGTCCTCTTGGACTTCAATGATGTACTCGGTCATTTACTTAAGATCTTTTCAACCAGTTTATCAAGTTTGTTGTTAATTTCACGAAAATTATCGTGCATTTCTTTGATTTCGCGAAGGAAATCAACTTTCAATACATATTCCAAGGGCATCCGGTTCAGCTGATCTTCCAAATTATCCAAGCGCCTTTCCTGCGATTTAACGTAATTAACAGTCTGAATGCGCTTTTCCTCTTGTCTGTTGAGGATCTTGGTTGCTACCCAAGTGCCACTGGAAACAGCAGATATCACTGCAGTTAACGCAAGTGCAATGTATTCTGGTCCCACTGAACTAAAGCTTTTTTCTAATTCTAAAGCTCAATAATCAATATGAAGATTGCCCTTGCGCATCAATCCCGTCACAAGCCAAACAAGTGCGTCAACACAGTCGTCGTGACTACTGACGCCAAAGTTGGTCAGTTCTTCAAACATGGCAGTGAAATTACGGTAACGATTGAAAATGATCTTACGATCTTCAAACAAGCCCATAATGCCACGAAAACGAGCCAGTTTGTCGCCACGGAATCCTTTGACAGGATGCCAGATCAAGTTGTAAAGGCTTTCGTTACTCAGACAAATACGTTTGAAGTCGGCTTCCAAAGAAGCCTGGTACTGAACAGCTTCGCTCCAGATGTCGCATGTTGAGTGAGTCGGAAAATAAATACCGTTTTGGTCCTTTCCAATCACAGACCATTCATTAAGCAATTCTTTCATGGCATCAAGTTTTTCTAGATTACCCATGACGCGAATACGACGGTAATCAATGATGTGAATGCGATCACCAATGCGACCGCCAAGAACCATTACTGTGTAATCATTTTTCTCTTTAATGCCAGCGGACAAATCAACCCCAACACCAAGCGTGTCAAACTCCGTTGAGATCTCTGCTTTAACAATTAGTTCTGGCGCCAAAGACAGCTCATTCTGCCTGACGACCTGATTCATGTACTGGAAAGAAAAAGCAACAGGTGCCTGACGCTTCTTTTCCTTTAGATAATCCAATGACCACATCTCTGGCCAGTAAGACTCCTCATCACCTGTTACGGGATTATTAAGGATGGCGGATAAGACTACTTGCTTCCAGTTGTTCTGTTCGTTAAAAGTGGTTGAGTGAATGTCATCATGTCTGAAGCGAGTACCAAGGCAAATCGCTCGTCCTCCTTCAAACATAGTCGGTGCAATCACAGCATTCCAGTTGTCCTGCATCTGTTTGCGGATATCTGGATTGGAGATGTCAGCGGCAGATTTAATTGCGTCATCAATCATCACAAGATGAGAACGCTTGGAAGTCACTGAACCTTTGAGGCCAGCGGCACAAAGGGTAAATTGTTCATCACCAGTAACATCGATGCCAGCAAATTTATGGTCGATAGACCAGTACTCATTACTGGTTGCGTTTTTTAATAGGCGAACTTTAGGAAATACTTCTTGATATTTTTTACTTTCAATGATGCGTTTAATGGTTGCAGATTTGGAGCGTGCAATATCAACGGTATAAGACAAATAAAGAACCTGTAGCGGAAGCCTGGCTTGCGTATGTACGCCAATAGCCCATGCAGTAAATAAACCTAAGATTGTAGATTTAGCACTCCCCCTAGGAGCCAACAAATCAATATTTGGACCAGCAATCTTAATAAGGCAATTGCTATCCTCTTGTGTAATGAAATGACGATGCCATTCTTTGTGATGTTCTGCAGGCGGTTTATCTGCTACATATTCACAAAAGAAACCAAAATCTTCTCGTGAAAGCTCCAGCTCTTTTGAGTTGATTGGTTTACGTATCTGCTGATTGCGTGCGGCAGCCTGTGCGTTACGGCGATAAGCAAGATGCGTATGAGATGGCACGGTAATATTTCAGGTATTACTGAATACTACATCATTTTTTTGCTTCTTGCTTCTTGCGTTTTTGATCTTGATATTTGCGTGCTTTATCTAACGCAGCTTTGCGTTTTTCTTTGTCTGACATCTCAGATCCATCTTCTTTCTGGGCTTCTTTCTTTTTAAGATGTACCAGGAACTGCGGGGGGATCTTGCCAGCCATTTAAATTATGTCCAGAAAGTAATTGTTAAATCTGTTAGTAATATTCTAAGCTTGTTATTCGTCTAGTTGCATACGTGCCCATACACCCATTGATGCTTCCTCCAGGGGAATACCAATAGGATCATCCTGGAACGTAATCAACAATTCACGTATGGCGCGGTCAGCTCCAGCCATCACAAGTGCTTTACGATCTTTGTGGTTATTAGTCTTTTGAATTTGATCAATGTGACCACGCACTTCTCGTTGCATGGCAGCAACCTGCCGCACGCCAACATCACGCTTAACTGCGCCAGCTTCAATGTCAGAACGAAGAAGCTCAATGTCTTCCAGCATTTTATCTACTTCGTTCCTGAGTTTTTTGCCGTAATCAACCTTGGGGTAATTATCTTTAACCCAAAGTTCACAGGCAACAATACTTCCTTTGTATCCAAGGAAGCGGGCATAGACATAGATCTCAATTACAGAGTCGGTGTTTTTTGCGAAAGAGTTGAATCCTTCTTGGGTGGGAGCATCAAGATTGTCGACCCAATACTCAAAGAGCTCAATATCGATAAGCTCGTTGGGCCTGTCCGTAATCTCGCTCTTCGTCCCTTTGCTTGAACTGTTGTTGCTGTTCAGCTGAGGTCCGAGATTCTTCTGCGCCTTTACCGATGGTTTCACGCTCTTGCTCACCAGCAGTCTCCATTTTCTTTTTGGAAAATTCGTATGCCACGCCAGCAGCCTGACGATATTTGTCTAGATCAAACCAGTCATCAGTATCTGATTGACCGGCTGGTACGCTACTGGTCATGGCTTACGTATTATACAAAAAGATCAGAAGTTAGACATCATAGAGGCGAGACCTTGTGCGTAGATGTCACGACGGCCTTCGACAGATTTTTGGCGTTGTTGACGACCTTTGGAGGCTTCTAAACGATTTAAAAGCTCTTCAAATTTATTAATATCAAAATAAGTGTCGCCAGCATCTTGACCGGACGGAGCAGAGTAAGTCATTCTTGGTCTTAAGGACTACAGTAATTATATCAAGCAGACTCTTAAGAGAAAGAGAATGCGCCAACAAGTTGTTTGTAGATATCACCTTGTGCAGAAATCTTGGCCACCTGCTTAGCGCCTTCATTCTTAAGTTTTTGCGTTTCTTTGTCAATTTCCCCTTGAAGATTGGTTAATCCAGCACTGTAAAGATATTTGCGTGTATCACGTACGTTCTGCAGTTGCTCATCAAGTTCATCTGGAGTACCAATAAATTGATCTTGGAAATTAGGGGTTGCTACACCAGCTCTGGCTTTAGTTGTATCTGCATAAGTTGGGAGAAGACTCTTGTCAAAAGTGAAAGCACGTTTACCTGTTTTTTCACCAGCAGTGTCAGTGAGCTGTTTGCCGTACTGAGTATCATAATAGTTATCAATATAGCTTTGATTGAATTTCTTTTGATACTCAGGACTTTTGGCAATAGAATCACGCAAGTCTTGGAAAGTACTGTAATAACCTTGGCTAAAGCGTTCAGCAGCTTGAGCTGCTTCTTCTTCTGTTGCTTGGCGACCCAGGGTTTCTTGATAGGCTGCGGCAATACCTGTCTTACGTCTACCAGGGAGTAGCTCTTTGGTATAGACATCAGTCAGAGCAGAGATGTCGGCCTCTGGTGGAGCAAGGTCATATTTGGCGGCATAATCCCTGAGTTGAGATGTGGCATCACCGTATGAAATCAAACCTTGGCGAAGTTGTGATTCAATACCAGAACGCATGCCGCCATACGCACTGGCACCTGAAGCTTTCCTTGCCTCTGCAGCAGCTTTTTGTTCGGCTTTCTCCGCTGCAGCACGCTGTTCAGCTTGTGCTTCTCGATCCTGTTGATACCTTAGATAATTAGCAAAAGTATCATCTTTTGGAATATTGGGTGGTTGATAATTTACCGTAGTGCTGCGTTCGCCGCCCATAATTCAATACCTCAAACAAACATTGTGCCAACATCACGTGGCGCAATACGACCAAACATGCCAGCCATTTGCGCTTCTTTTTCTGCCAGGGATTTTTTTAATTCTTCTCGATTTGCTCTTTGAGAAGCTTCACGGGAAGCAGCCGATCCAACTAGATCAAACTGTCGCCGCGCTCGTTCTGTATCAAAAGCTAACTGTTTTTCAGCACCTGGACCCATCTCCCATTGCTTACCTGCAAGCTGACGGCCGAACTCAAGATCTGCTGCAGTTTGGCCGAAGACACGTGCGCCTAAGCTCTCACCAAGCTGGCCATACAAACCCTCGCGACCAAGCATTGCATTGGTTTCAAGAGCAGCATTTTGAGCTCGTAGTTGCGCTTCCAAGCCGGAGCGCATAATGTCTTGTTGACGCCGCTGAGAAGCAATCTGAAACGGCAGGCCAACCAAGCCAATGCCTGCGGATACAATTGGACCGCCTGCACCATGCCAAAAATCAGAAGCTGCCATATCGACCTCAGTATTGTTTTATTTTAAATGACAGAATGCTTGTTTAACTGAAATACTTAGAAGAAGGCATGCCGTAAGCTACTGGTTGAATTTGCATGCGCGGGAAAGTACGGTAAGTTTCAGATACAACTTCTGGAATTTTGCCGTAAAGATTTTGCATTAACTCGCGTTCACCAGCGCCACCAAATGCAGATGCAATGGTGCCAGGGAGGTTATTGATTTGATTCATCATTGATGTATAGGCAAGACTTTCTTTGCCTAGCTTTTGAGCTTCCTTGGCAGCTTTTAGTTGTAGCTCATATGCAGCTTCTGCGGCTCGGCGCTGGCGGTCTTCTTGCTGTTGTGGGTCAAACAACATATTGGCAAGACCTAAATTAAGAACATCTTCACCGGTAAGTTTATTTTCTTTTTGAAATGCAAGAAGACGTTCTGTACCAGGGCCAAAAAAGCCCTGTGCTTTTTGTAAAGTATCACTTTGTCCCGCAAGAGGCGGAAGTGAAAAGATATCAGCCATGATCAACCAAAACTAATGGAAGGTGCTTGGATGGTCGAGCCTGCATATGGATTCTGGCTAAGTGCAGTTCGCATTGTTGCACCAGCTTCTGCCATGCCTTGTCCTGCAAGTTTAAACATGCCGGCTTGACGGCCTAATTGTTGATAAGCAGCAGTTTGACTATTGATTAAAGCTTGCTGATTAACAAGCTGTTGACGCATTGTGCGCTCTTGAATCGGAAGCAAAGATTTTTGGAGTTGTACCAGAGCATTATTTTGATCCATCAACGCCTGACGGTCAAGCCCAAGCTGTGCTTGCCCTAGTTGCGTACGTGCTTTTGTCTCGTAAGCAAGATCGCGCTCACGTTGGATACGCTCACGAGCTGCATCTGAAATAGGAATTTCTGGCGTTACAGGAGTGCCAGGGATAGATACGTCTGCTCCCCCTGAACCAGTTTTTCCTGCTTCTGCAGCACCAAAGAGACCAGCAGTACCAGCTTGCGCAGCAGCCGGAGCAAGAGCTTGAAGACCAAAGCCAGCAAGTTTCATCGGCAGCGAACCACTGCGCATCATTGCGTTAGCAACAGGGCTTACTGCAGTGGCAGTCAAAAGACCTGCGCCAGTACTAACTGCAGCCGGAAGAACGCCTTGTTGGCTAAGAGTCTGAAGTGCCCCAGGGGCAACACCTAATGCCGTGGCACCTAAACCAGAGGCGGCACGCATCCTGCCACGATTTTCTGGAGTATCAACAGAACTAAGTGCAGTTGTGGCGCGCTCTAAACCTGCTTCAATTTTAGGGCCAACTTTATCTTTTAAAGATCGAACGCGATTAATAAACCGATCTTGAAAGCTAATACCGTTAGTTGGATCGGCAGCCGGCTGCGCACCTGCTAAATTAGGATCTACAACTTGACCTGCAAATGCCATTCTTGTAAACTATCTTCAATTAGTTAAATTCTACCAGTAGTTTTATTACTGCATTGGTAATTGAGATTGATTTGCGCTTGCAGCAAGGGCTTGGTTGGCGAGTACACCTGCGATTGCACCAGCGGCACCGCCGGCCAAACCACCAAGCGCACCTCTAGTAGCAAGTCCGCGAGGTTTATAGGAAGATTCAATAGGTGTAGCAGCTTTTTCAAGTAAGTTTAGTTGAACAGCAGCTGGTGGTTTAGGAGCAGATGCCATTCCCAACCTAGCGCCTGCTATGCCGCCAGCAACTGCAGTGACTGTTGGGATAGATACTGGATAACCAAAAACACGTGCCTCGGGAACACCTTGCAAGTTTTCAGAAGTTGCCTTAACAGAACCAAGGAGGGCAGGTTCGTTATACATGAAGTTCATGTAATTGGCATAGCGTTGTTTTGTAAGGGTTGGAATTTCTTCTTTAGCTTTTTCGTAAGCAAGCGGACGACCTTGCCTACCAAGCATGAAACGTTCAAAAACTTCAGTTGCAGGATCAAGAGATTGCGTTGGATCATCGGGATCTGGATTGTTTTGCTTGTAGCCTTTTGGACGACCAAGCTCTGAGATGTTTGTGGGGTCGTAAGCACCGGCCAAGGCAAAAGCTGGTGTAACAAAAGAAGCAAGAATGCCTGCTCTTTGGTAAGGGTGGAGTTGTTTATTTGGATCGATTGCTTTAGCTGCAAGCTTGTCAACTAGAGCAATGGGGTGGTTTATTTCCCACCACATTGCCCTGGTCTCTTGGTTGACGATATCACCTAGGACACGGGCAGTATATGCACCAAGAAATGCACCTGGTGTCTCTTTAAAAGTAATACCTGCATCTTTGATGATCTGCTTGAATTCAGGATCATTTGCAGAAATCTTACGGGTTGTTTGTGTAGAACTAGGAGGAGACTGTTTGGTTGTAGTAGCAGTAGGTGTGGGGGCAGGAGTGGTATCACCGACTGGAGCAGTAGTAGTAGGTGGAGTATATGTATCAGGAATTGGTGCAGTGCGTTTTGTTTCTGCATAACGAGATGGCGATGTTTGCAGCATAGCCTCCAGGCCTGCTTTAAACCCTCCTCGATATCCTTGGTGTAATGGTGTTGTTTTGGCCATTATGCAAGCTCGTTTAACAGTGCAAGAGTTTCGGGCGGTAATGTAATTCCTAATGCAATATTTGGATCACGCAAAGTTTGCTCAATACCTTGCATCTGGAATTGCGTACCAGGGGACAATGCTTGTGCTTGTAACTGATTAATTTGCTGGCGCTGAGTAGCTTGCTGGTAAATCTGTTGTTCTTGAGAAATATTTGTTGGCTCTACTACGCCCTGCTGTGAATACAAGGAGCCTTTTGTCACCGCATCTACCAAGGGCATCGATGCGAGTGAGGCTGCAAAATTAACACCTGCTTCAAGGTGGGATGGTTGATAGGGAAGATTCTTAGGAACTAACTCACCCTTTTTGTTTTTAACAAGTGCTTCCATTGCTGGTGTACCTGGAGCCAGCTTGCGTGCCAAACCCACAAGGGGATAGTTCAGCAAAAAATCACCTGCCGCATATGCTGCGCCGGCCACAGGACCACCTGCAAGGGTGCCTAGAGCAAGGTTCATTGCGGCACCAGGGATCGCCGCCTTAGCTGCTTGACGGGAAGTCTGACTACCAATCAACTTGGCAATAGATCCAAAATTCATATTGTGTGCGTCTGATCTACGTATTCTACGGCTGGTTATGCTGTGGTCTTACCTGGTGACACATTGGTCTCAACCGATTCATCGTCAGCAGTCTTCTCACCTTGTTTATCTTCTTTCTTAACGTCAACAGGCTTCATCAAACCTTTGTTATCTAAAAGCTGTGCAATAGATGGTTTGCCAGACACTTCATCTTCTGCCCTGTTTTCAGCCATTGCCATTAGATAGCCATTCGGATCAGGGTTCTTGGTACGAGGCATTGGATTCTTTGCTCGTTTACCAGGGTTAATGGTTGGGCTAAGTTTGTAGGCCTCCATCCAGGTTGGGTCAAAGTCTGGCTGGTCTTGCGGACGTTGAGCAGTTTTTGCTCTACCTTCATCAAAATCGTAGGCTTCAGGACGATCAAATGTCCCAAGCCCAAACATGTCATATTGCGGAGTTACTTCTGAATTGTCGTCAAAGAATGGAGTGTTACCTACAAAGTTAAGTTCAGGGTTTAAATTGATTTTGCGTGTCATAGCACGCTTCATTAAGTCTTGCGTACCAAACCTAGAGGGGTTCCAGGGATACTGGCCTGATTCAGGTTTAGATGCAAATAAGTCATCAAAATTTAATCGCTTAGCGATTTCACCACGGCGATTAAAAGGATTCTGGATGTAACGACCTAGATCAAGCCTACTATCTTTGGCCATTTACTTTTGTGCTTTCTTCTTCTTTAATCCTACCAACGTTTGACGAAGTCGTGCTTGTTTAACAGTTTTTTCATCATACTTATCTGGGTTAGACAAGACGTTCTCTTGTAGCTGAGCAGTAGTAATTCCTTTTTTCTTGGCCTTAGCAGTAAAAGCACCCTCTTTCATATCCATGCCCTGGATCCACTTCTTGTCTTTTTTCTTTTCTTCTGCCATGATCAACGACGACGAGCGGCACGCATTAACTGTTGAATCATTCCCTCAGAGGGAGCTTGGTAAGGACGAAGAGCATTTTGTCCTACTCCTTTGAGTTTAACACCTTGAATAGAAGCAGGTCCTTCCATACGTTCAGATGCAGCTGAAATATAGTTACCGATATGACGAGCAACTGCGTCATTACGAGCTTGAATGGGATCAACCGAAGGAGTAGGTCCAGGTGTAGAAGAAGACATACGAGTAGAAGTTTCTAAAGCAGATTGAATACCACCAGGGGCACTCGATGTTGTTGGTCCAGGTTGTTGACCGCGTTTGTAAGCAGCTTGAGCCATTAAACGATTACCAACTTCCTGAAGTTGTGATCCACTTGCACCATAGCGTGCAATTGTTTCAGGTTCACTAAGAGTACCAAGACCTGCAGGAATTGCACCAAGACCTTGACCTAGTTGTAAGCCCCCACGCACAACGCGGCCACCAGGAGTTACGTTTGCGGTATATTCAAATTGATTACGCTCTTCTAGTTGACGTTGGGACGTAGGTTCCAGGTGCACGCGAAGTTGTGGATCAGTGTATTGATAGTTGCCACTGGATACCCTAGATGCCGGCCCCATTGCAGCAGCTGCGGCACCTGTATAAGGATTTTGAGTGCGCGCAAAAGAACCAGGTGATTTAACCCTGTACCCAACAGGATTTGTTTCCATTTGAGAACGAAGCTCAGAAAGCTCGCGTCCCAACGGAGTAGTTGTTGCACCAATTATTACATCCGCTGGAACACCAGCGGCTTGCCCGGCTGCCATCACTTTGCGTTGAGAAGCCGTCTCAAGCAAAGGAGAAAAGAAGGTGCGAGCTGTTTCAGTATCAATGTCAGTATCGATTTCTTTAACATCTACACCGCCAGCACCAGAAACTTTGTAATGTCCTGGAAGCGGCACGGCTTCCATCTCAGCATATTCCGGATCAATGATTGGTGTTTCACGAACTTCTCCAGATGGAAATGTTTGACGATTAACAAGCGGGCGACCTTCTGTGTTAACTTTGGCAGGTTTGACGTAAATATTGGTTTCTTTTATGCCAGGTTGAATATTGTTGATGAAATCAAATGCAGCGGGAGAAACACGACCTTTTTGCGTTGGTTGAAGAACAGGTAATTTGATTTGCTTTTGAGATTGTAAATAACCATCTAAATGTTGAATCAAAAACGTCTGGCGTTCCAATGCAGTACCACCGCCTTTTGATGCCCAAAGTTCAGAACCTTGATTTAAAACTCCAGTAAGTTCGTCGCGATTTAAAGAAAGATCGCGCAAGTTGACATCGCTGCCAACATAACCACGTAAAGGCTTCTCTCCAATGATTTTGGTTTTAGCTTGATTAACGTACCAATCTCCTTGTGCATCTTGAATTAAACGCTCTTTGGCGCTCATGTACCCAGTTACTGGCTGAGTGTTAATTACAGGAGAAGGAGCAGCTGTTGCAGGTTGAACACGACCATGCAACTTACCACCAGAAGTTGGATCATAACTTGGATCGTCAACTGTAATAGAACCTTGATAAGCGCCAGGCTCTCTGCGCCCAGCTATACGAATCGGTTTTCCAGCAACATTTCTACGTGTTTCGGTTAGACGAGTTCCAGTGCCCACCAACCGTGGCCGACCGTATTCGTCAAAAACCCAGCCGGCACTCGGATCTCCCTCTGTGGTAGAACGGGCTGGAAGAACTGTATCAATCTCACGTTCTTGGCGTTCAGACCCACGCAATAAACCAGATGTTTCAGAAACCTGTCCAGGGATTGTCGTAGTTCCACTTTTTGTGCGTTCTTGGAACCCTTTAGTTAATACAAACCCACCTGGGCCTTCAACGTCGCCATAATCGGCAGCATTGCTTTCGTAATCAGAAGTACGGCCACCCGTTAAATTCACATCTTCTAAATCGACACTTGTATCAATTTCAAATTGACCAGTCCGTGGATTGTAAGCTAATACATCGCTGCCGTGTTCACCAACTATGCCAACGCCTTTTCCACGTTGGGTCATGCCGCCGCCTTCGGCCATAACTTCATAATCTAAATTGCGGCCAACGCGTCCACCGCGGACAGCTAATGTTGTACCAAGTAAATCTTGAACGTGCTCAGTTGGGACTGTAGGATCCAGGAGAGCAGCAACGTCTAGTTCTGTTAACCGATCCATCGAGCCAGGACGATAATCACTAGCAGAAGCTGAAATACGATGGAAGATTTCTTCTTGTGTTAAACCATTGCTGGGA